TGATGTTTTTACGAATGTTTTAGCCAATCCCTTAATACTCTCTAATTTCCGTACAATCAATAATTTTGCATCGATCAAAAGATTCTGCATTGCAAAGATCTTGACCAATTCAGAGGAATTCTTTCTGAGAAATCCTACATATCGATCCATCATTACTTTTTTGGCTGCCTTAGTATCTTCTCGTTTCACTTTCTCCATATCTGCTTTTAATCTATCATAAACGAAAGCAATTAATCCGGCAGTATGTTTTCTGACATTTGAAATCTTTGTTCCAGCTCTAACCTTTGTATTGTTATAGGTTTTAACCAATAATGATATTTGAGGGTCATCCGAAACCATTCTTAGAACATTAGAATCCAACTCTTGAAATAGTTTTCCTGCTTTGCTGAGTATCGCAGTAACTTGATCTGTTTCACTTTTAGTCATGGTAGATGTTCCGGATGTATCTCTAAAAGATGCATCTGCTTGCCATACTGTACCAGTTTCTTGAAATGCTCCAGCCGGAACCCCAAATGACGCCGACATATCTTCCATCGTATCACCACTATAGGTAGTGTGCCATACGATCCCCATTTTAGAAGACATGATCTTGGCTGCCAATTGGGATTTTACAGGAACTGCATAAACTATCGTATTCGGTTGAAAGGTGATATATGATACACCATCTATTTCTTCTTTGTTCAAGTCATCAGAAGAATACATCATATCCCCCTGAAGTACACCTTTAATACCCACTTTAGATAATTCATCTAATGCGGTATGAAGTTTCTTTGCTAATCCTGCCTTGTGATTTTTATTAATATCTTCATGACTATAGTTTATCTTCGCATTCTTTGCAAATACTCCCTTAGTTCCAACAAAAAACTGATCATTCTCTGGATTAATGCCAGCAAACACTGCAGGTGCACCGTCCCATTTTACGGTCACATTTACGGATGAACTACCGTGTCCTGCTAGCATATCTCTTAATCCTTGAAGGAAGTTTATTGCTCCCCTTGTTCCTTCTACTCCACCATTTAACACCTCATCTTCAAGGTGCTCCATGTGAAGGTTCTTTTGTTCTGTTAAAAAGTTAGAGAATGCAAACATTATTCTACCTTCAAATGTGGAGCAGACCATTGAGATTCAGATTTTCCATACAATAACATACCTAATGCAATTTCATATAATTTTTTTGCTGATTTTTTCTTTATGGCAACAAATAATGCTCCCAATACAAGAGTTTGAAATCTTGCAGAAACTCTTGTTTGCATTGATACTTCGCTTATCCTTTTTTCTTTACCAATAGTTGTGAGATAATCTAAAAATTCTTGATCACTTGTATTTGTGTTCAAAAGTTTAATATAGGTATTAGTATCCTTCACTCCTTTAGAATTATATTGAAACATAGTTTGATCACTAATTAAAATTTTCCACATTCGTTTTACTTTTGATAATGCTCTTGCGCCATTGCCTGCGAATTCATAATTTCCGTCTTTATCTTGTTTAACAAGTACTCCTTTAACAGATTCTACAGATTTAACTCTTCCTCTTCCTACAAGATAGTCCATGTATTGCAAAAACACTTTACCATGCATTGCTAATGACTTCTTTTTTCCTGCTTCACCCCTTATTGTTGAATCGGCATTTGCATCAAATAATCTATACATTACAGAATATCCTGTCAATTCATTACCGGCATATTCTGTGGTCACATTTTGAGCTAGGAATTCACCGTATGATAATTTAAGGCCCGTAACTTCATAATTTGGTATAGAACCTTTCACGTTAATTTTTTTAGGCGGGCCATTACCAGCCTTTAAAGATACCCCCAAAATACCAGAAGAACCACTTATTGATTCTTTTAAATACCTGTTTATATCATCCAAAGTATCAAAATTGTCAGGTACAAAATCTTCATATTCCAACCAAACATCTGCAGGATTCCACTTATCTTTGTCAAATTTCTGGTCTGGTACAGAGGTATGAAATTTTTCTTTTGCACGTTGAACAATAGGTATATTCGATCTATCTTTTACAAATCTTTGTGGAGGACCATATTTGCCTATAAATTGTCTACATTGATCCAAATGACCCTTTAGCCATTTTTCTTGCCCCGATAACCACTTTACTAATCCTAATGCATCGTTATGATTCAATTTCTTACCTTTTGCTCCATATACTCTTTGATATACGGTTTCGTCCATCATTTCATTCAAAACTGCATCAGATTCTGGGTCTTCGCTAGCATCTATTTTGCCCTTATTATAATACATTGCTGCTAAAACCAGTAACCACGAAACTTCTTGCTCAGTAGTTTGGGAGCTCCCTCTTCCTTTAACTTCCCCAGTTAGCCAAACTCTATTGTCTACTTTACCATTCCAATTAAACACAAACATAGGCCATGTTCTGCTGTCATTTGGGCCTGTTTCTGGATCATATTTCGTTACATCTTCTACCCCATCAAACGTATCTTTAATCACTTGAATGAAATCACTATCTTTTAAATTATTTGGATTACTAACTCTTGGAGCTGAGTTAGCTGAATGTGGTCCTACTTCTCCGGTCGCCTGTAATGCTCGATAGATACCAACATTAGTTGGTGCTTTTTCTTCTTTGATATATGTCTTCAGACTCTTCATTTATCCCCTAAAATTAAAATACACTTTACTGATATATTTATAATACTAAGACGCACCACGATACGGGTTTGGTGGATCTGGTGGACTATTTTGTTCTACGGCACTCATAAATGCATCCTTGTGAAGTTCGTGCCAACCTTCGCAGGTTTCTTCTCCAACCACATCAGCAAAGAAATTGCCGTATTGGTCTTCCATTATGTAGACTTCTTCTTCATCATAATGTATGCTTTTGTCCGTAACAAATAGGACATGGATCATTATCCCCATTTCAGGGAGAATGTAGTACTCATCAGGCAGAAAAGCCTTGAGCGTGGAGATAGGAGTTCCTTTGTTTTTTTCTTTCCTATATTCTTCCAGATTTACAACTTTATCATCATTCAAACTTAAACTCCCCAAAATCTTTCTTGTTCTTTTTTGTAGATGCATCGAACACAGGAGTAACATTTCCTTTTTCTTCTACTTTGCCAGTATCTACCAAATCAGATTGAGATTTATCTCCCAAATCAATAAGTTTCATTTTTGCTCTATCAACTCCAACCAAAAATTTCTTATTAACTGTTGGATCACCATAACGATTCTTTAACTGTTTAACCAATATTTGACCCGCTTCTTCCAAGTTTTCATTACTAATAATAGCAAACATAAAGTCAGCAGTTGCCGGAAGTCCGAAACTTTCACTTGTATCTTCTAATCCCACATCAGTATTTTGAAATCCCGCCCTATTCGTTTGGGTTGCTGACATGATTGGTACTTTAAATTCTACTGCCAAACCTCTAAGTTCTTCTGCTATCGACTTAATATAACTGTACGAATTTACATATTGACCAGGTTTAATCCTTGAAGATGAACATATATTAATGTAATCAATAAAAATAATATCTGGTTTAAAATTTCTCTTGAGATTCAATTCATTCAATAATGCTCTAAAATGATTTGTACTGGCTGCTGCCGTTGGATATTCTTTTACAATCAATCTACCTTTAATTTTATTCTTCAACTCTCCCATTTTCTTATCATACATTGATTTTGGAAGACTTTTCAAATCATCTAGTCTAATATTCAACAAATTTGCATCAATTCTTTCCGCAATTCGTTCCTCTGCCATTTCCAAAGTAATATACAAAACATTATGGCCTTGTGATATACAATTAGAAGAAAAATGACACATAAACAATGATTTACCGACACCTGTTCCGGCCATTGCAATATTTAACGTTTTAGAAGATAATCCACCTCCTGTTATTTTATTGAAGTATTCAAGATCAAAGGGGATTTTATTTTCAACTTTGTGATAAAAATCAAACCGATCATCAGAATCCAAAAGGTAATCGTGACCCACATGAGGATCAAAACTAACAGAAAGAGCATCGGTAAGCAACTCAGGAATAGCACCTTTGTCAGACTCAGATTTTTCGGGTTCATCCAATATTTTAATTGAACTGACAACGGCGTTATAGATTGCTTTGTCTTGACAGAATTTCTCCGTTGTCTCCAATAACCATTGAATGTCCGGTTTCTCATCGTTTTGCCCTTCCAGATAGTCTAATAATCCTGTTACGTTTTCAAATTCCTCATCTTTCAATGGAGTACTATC